AAAGGTGGCTCATGTAAGCCTAAAAAAGTTGTGTTTTATGTCAAACATGGATTTGTAGAGGAAGATGAGGATGAAGATGACTAAAAAACACCACGTTTGTGACGAAACATGTGAACCATCAGGTACTGGAATTCATAATGTAAAGTCAAATGTTAAAAAAACAAAAAAAGTTGCTAAAAAACCTAAAGTTGTAAAAAAAGAAATCAAACCAGAGGTTGTCAATGTCTATAAACTTGCTCCAAAGACAGATAATATCATAGAAATTATGAATATTGTCGAAGAAATTGCAAATGAGAATGAAACTAACAAAGTTCTAGAGAAAACACTTATAACTTTAAGGAAATTACAACAAGACATTGCCAACTGAAGTAGAAACTAACGAAAACGCAAACGACATGACAAAAAAGCTTTGGGAAAAGCACCAAAGTGACGAATATACAAAAATAAACAACTACAAGGAAGGCGTTTGCCTTGGCTGTATGAAGGTAGACGTTGCAGCAGCAACCATTGCAGATATTTGTGGTGACTGTGCAGGAAAAAAAGGCAGAGAGCCACTTTTGGCAAAGGTTTGTGACAAATATTACGGTCTTTGTTTCTTTTGTAACACATACAAGTTCAATATTGAGCAAGTAAATGGAAGATTTTGCAAGACATGTCACCGTAGAATAGCAAACATTACCAAAGAATACAATGCAAAAGGCGGATTCATGAAGGTTGATCCGTTCTGGGTAAAGATGAGAAAAAGACACGGAAAGGACTGGAAAAATATAATGGCTGGCAACAAAAGGTCTAATCGGAAGTAATTTTTGTCAATGAATTTCTAAATTTAGCCCACTCAATCATGTTTGGTACTCTAAGATTTTCTTCTATTTGTGCAAGTAACTCGTTTGTCTTGGATAATTTTTCATCAATCTGTTCTAATCTTTCTTCTACTTCACCCAATACAAAGTCAAATTTCATTTTTTCTACCCATTGTGATGTTAGATGTTGCAGTTACTTCCTTGTTTGTAAACTCCCATATTTGACCGTTGTATAGTATTACTGTAAACAATTTTTCTATTTCAGTTCCGTATTCTGTAACCAGAAACAACCTGCCACGACCTTTTGGAGTATCAACCTCTACTTGTTGTTTTAATTCAAGTATTATCATTTTTTGTCCTCAAGCAAGAATATAATTCTGTTGTTGGTAAAATCATAAAATCGTTTATCGTAGTTTACTTTACTATATTTGTCATTCTTGTTGGTGATACACCTACCTACTCGCATGGATAACAACGGTTTTCTTAACATTCTTGGAAAAAATTCCAAATGCTCTTTCCTATGATTGTATCTAATCTTGTCATGTTTAACCAGTTTTTCATCTCCCTGTTCCCATCCTTTAATGTTTCCTTGTCTAAAATGAACCAATGTATTGCTTAATCTTGGCTGTTCTTTTTGATTGTTTGAGTTTGTTACTATCCATAAGTGATCTCCTTTTACATAAAGATCTATAATTGGCATAATATATAACGGATTTTCCATTACATCCTTGTATATTTTTTCAAAGAATTCGTCATTTTCAAATATATAAATGCTGGTTGCCATGAAATAATGTCGCAATACTTATTTATAAAGGCTTGGTACAAATCTATGATATGAGTTATCACGATTGTAAGAGATGTAAGATCCCAAAATATGGGTACACCGATGGTACTCATTCAATCTATCTTTGTTATAAATGTGGCAGATATGAGGGAATTAGTGGTGGTGATGAGGATTTTGTCAATGATATTAATGAAAACCCCATGATATTGTTACATATGATTAAATCCAAGACGTTGATTCCTATAAGTTAATTTATATACTTCACTATCTTTAGAATTATATGGAAATGTCTTCTATAGTTGAAGCTTTATCAATAGCAGCAATATTAGGCATGGGTGGTGCATTGTATGGATTTTTCAGAAAAATGAGTAATACTCAACAAGATTTATGTGAGACTGTGACTAGATTACAAAAAACACTAATAATTTTAGCAAAAGCTGTAGATAGACAGTCAAACAGATTACACCCAGAGGAAGCAAATTCCGAGTTAGATGACCTAGTAAAAGAACTTTTAGACAAATAATAAACCTTAAGTAATAGTAATTTCGGGGGAAAGTATGATTGATCCATTGTTAATCGCAACAATCTCCGTAATCGGAGGAGCAATCTTGAATACTGTCAGAGGATTCTTAGGATCTTCTGAGTCTACATATGACATCAAAAAATTCTTTGGTGCTCTTATTGTAGCAGTATTCGCAGGTATTGCAGTTGCACAAACTTTGAGTCTAGCAGGTTTAGGACTTGTAGAAACCGTATTAATCGGTCTATCTGTAGGTTTCTCAGTAGATTATGCTGTCTCAAAAGCCAAGAAAACTGCATAGTAAATTTTTAAGACCTTACTACGCTTTTCTCTCTATTTTTCTAAAACTTTATAAGTAATGTTCAGAACGAATATATAATGGAAAATGAAGTGTTTTTCAATCAATTTGTGACAAAATCATTACATCCTATTGACGGTGCTCAAAGATTCTTTGAAGGCTATCTTACTGTTCAGGTAAAAGACAAGCAAGGAGAGATCACAATCGTTGATGAATTGATCAAGGTTCTTCCAGTTTGGATGGACAGAGGAGCACCAATTAGTGATACTCACAGTAACAGAATTATAGGAAAAGGTATCAGTTATGCTAAAACAATTTACAAAAGTGCAGATGGAGTTGAATATCCAGCAATTAAAATTACAGGTAAAATACACAAAGACTATCATTTAGACAATGAAATTTGGGATAAAATTAAATCAGGAGAGTATAAAGGACTGTCATTTGGTGGTGCTACAAAGGCAAACAGAACTCCAAAAGTCATGAAAGACGGTAGTGTTGCATATGAATTAAAGTCATTAGAGCATTATGAGGTCGCTGTTTGTAAAGATCCAGCAGTTCCATTAGCCCTAATTACTGACTATAATCCACTTGCAAAGGCAATTACTGAAAACGTTGAAAGACGAGATGACGGTAAAATGGTAATCAAATGTGATAAATTTGGCTGTACTGTAAACAAAGATTCACTAATAAAAGTAGAAGATGAAGATGATAAGAATACTGAAGTTGAGGTTTTAGACGAATGGAAGAATGATGATAATGATAACGGTGAAGAAAAGAAAAAAGGTGAAGACTTTTCAAACGCAGATGGTGACAAACATGGAGCATACAATCAAAATGTTTCACCAGAAAAATCATCAAACAGAGAGTCAAGTCCAGTAGACGATGACGATGATGTTGAAATTAAGGCAGAAGAAAAAGAAAAGGCAGATTTTCAACAGAATGGAAGTGACGTTAGACATAGTGGTAAAGAGTATCAAACTAACAATGAATCAGCACAAGTTACAGAGGTAAAAGAGGAAGAAAATAAGGAAGATGAAGATAAAAAGAAATCAGGTTATCAAACAGAAGCTGGAAATCAACAGGCTGGTGGTCAAGGATCAACAAAAGACGACACGTATAAAAGTAGCGAAAACTATATAAACTCGGATATTAAAGAATCTGATAAGGATATGGTAGAAAATACTTCCAACGAACACTCTGAAGAAGAAAAATCTTCTGAAGAAGAAAAGAAAGACGACGAAGTTGAAAAATCTGATTTCCAAGAAGCAATCAAATCCAACATCAGTACACTAACTGACGTTATTAAGTCACTCGCAGAAACTCAAAAAGACGTTAGCAATACATTAGTAGGTATTGATGATAGATTAAAAGCTTTGGAAACCCCAACTGATTTACCGTTGAAGCCACAAACTTCAGCAAGTGAAGACGTAGGTGCAAAGGTTACAACCCCAGATACTTATCAATCAAACTCAATCCAAGCAGGATTAGATGATGATAAAGATGGCGAAAAGAAACCTGAAACCGATCCATCTGGATTGAAAATGCAAGAAAAAGCCAACTTTGATTTCACAACAGAAACTCCAAGACCAAATGCAGCCATTGAAACAGTTAATAAATCCGAAGGAGATATTAGCATGATTTTGAAAGATGCAAGAAGTGGTGGAGATTTGAGTGCAGTCGCAAGAGATATTCTAGCTGGAAAATATTATACTCCAACACCTGACGAAGTAGGAACATACTAAAATGACTCAAATCAGAACAATCGATGAGCTTGAGGCACAATATTATGGACACAATCGTAACCTTCTTAGAAAAGCTGATGCCCCATCAACAACCAGTACTGCTGGTATGTTTAACGCCATCTTTGGTGCTTATGCATGGGCTCAACTGAATCTTGAAGCAAACGCATTCGGCATACTCCCAAAATTCCCTTGGGATAAATCTGGATGGAGGGTTATAACTGCAAAACCAACACTTAATACCAACAACGCAAATACTGCCTTAGGTGGTACCAGCGAAGGTGGATTAATTGCTGAAACTGTAAAACCAACCGTAGCAGAACTTGACGTAAAGCCAAAGACTGCACAACTTCCTTTCTCTGCATCAGAGGTAATGGAATGGTTGTCAACACACAGTAAAGACGACATTTGGGGTGGCTTAGGCTCTCTCAGATTGTATATGGCAGTTCAACACAAAGAGTTCATCAATAGAATGCTTTTAGCAGATGTTGAAAGCGAAGCAGCAGCAGCAAGTGGAAACAATACAGGTTCAAAAGACTTTGAATCACTAGATAGAATCGTATCAAGTGATGCAGAGGAAGATGCACTTGGTGGTTCACACAACGGTTATTATGACTGTTGGGCTGCAGATGCAACTGTCGATAGAGACAGTGGCACTGACTTTGACTGTACAGTAGAATCCGCTTCTGGTACTATCGGTACCGACGGTGTCTTAACTGACGACGTTCTAAGAACTTTCTTACGAAAGATTAGAATCGCAGCAGGAAAAGATCCAAATGTATTCCTAGGCTCCCATGAAGTCTACTCTGAGATACAAGGCTTATACATGCCAAGTGTCCGTATTGCAAATCCTTACGGTGAGCAATTAGTCCAGATAGACGTAAACGGTATTCAAACCTTTAAAGGTACTGGTACTGGTATTCATGTCGACTCTATTTATGGAGTACCATTCATTCCAACAAAAGATGCACCATCTGGTGGTGGCTCTGAAATTGGAAGACTCTTTGCATTAGATACATCCGATGCAGAAGGTTATGGTTATCCAAGAATTGGAATTCAAGTGGCTATTCCGACCGAGTATTACGAAGCAACTAGAAGATCTGCTGGTTATCCATTCGTGAACAACGCCTTTGTTGAAAAAGGTGTATTCAGAACAATGGGTGAGACAGTTTGTCGCCATTTCAAATCACAAGGTAAGATCAGAGATATTAAACTCTAGTCAAACCAAAACCAATTTTTTTATTTTTTTAGATACACATATATATCCTTGCCACACGGTTGTTTGTAATGACGACAAAAGTATTAGCACTACTCGCCCTATTATCAGTAGGAGCATTTAGTGCTGTATATGCAGAAACAGCAACAGTTGAAGTACCGTTCGACAGTCACGGACAAAGTTGTTCATTTGATGAACTTGCAGTAGAATATCACTGTGTTTGGCAAGGAATGATACCAGAACCTACATTTGAAAGTATGCAAGAGATTAGAGATTTAATCTCAGCAGATCGTTATCAACAAGAAATTGATAGACTTAATGAGGAAGCCTTGGCAGCCATAGCAGAGGAAAAAGCAAAACTTACACCTAACGAGTTAGTAATCCTAGAGATAGAAAACAAACTTGCAAGGGGTATTGCAACTGCAACAGATTCAGTTTACATGAATTTACTCAAAGAACTTGATACTTGTCAACAAGGAATGGATAAGCAAACAGCACCGTTCCAAGAAGCAAGAGAGTTTGAGATTTCAGAGTTCAACTTGTGGAAAGTCAACAATGTAAAGTATGACGGAGAACTTGGAGAAATTGTAATGGCAATAGAGGAATGTCGAGCTCAACACGCCTTGAAAAAGGTAGTTGGGGAAGGATATTCCAATATGCCTACAGGGGATGATGATGTTCAATTCAGTCTACTTGTAGAATACGAGGGTATTCAAGCAGTTCCATTCGAGGACTATACTGCAACATCAAAAGCAGTAGATATGTCAGCAATCTGTGACTCAAACGCTTTCCCTGATACACACAAGGCACAACATGGTTGTGAAGTGTTGTATGATGGATTGACTATGGATCAAGTCAAACGTCAAAATGAAGTGATGTTTGGAACAGATGGCAAGATACATTATCAAAGTGCATTGTTAGGAAAGTATCATGACTACTTGAACAACAACTTTAGATACGCAACTGTTGAACACAAAGCATTTGAAGAAGCATTAGCACAACCAATCGCACAAGAAATGATTGAAGAAAACGCTTTTGTTCAAAATGCTATGAGAAACGAATAGGGAAATTCCCTCTTTTTATTTTTATTTATCTACATTTATATAAGGTATAGAATTTGATTAATCATGAAAGACTGTAAAAGTTGTAAAGAAATATCGGAATTATTAGTTAATTCCAGTACGGTTATCTATGCCAAACAACGTGGTAGTAGAATAATGTGTACCAACAATCATATAGTATTTGATGGTATGCAATAACCATCATTACTTAACTTTATATATTAGTGGTTTTTATATTACTCATGGCAATCACAATCGCACAAAATGCCGACCATAAAAGTCTTACAGGAAAGACACTATCCATTCAAAGCGAACTTACATCAAAGTTGAAATCCACCATTGTTGACGTAACATACGGTGGTTCTGACAACTACGCTACTAATGGTAACACTGTCGATCTATCACTTGGTGGTAGAATTAGTACTGTTATTGGAGCAGAAATACTCCATTGTAACAAAGGACTACTTCTACAATATGCTCCAGCAGCAGCAGGGGCAGCAGCCACAGGAAAAATTAAGGCTTATGGTCATACTCCAACAAGCTCTACAGCAACAGTTGTAGCCCTTGAGGAATTAGATGCTTCAGATACAGCAGTCAATTCAATGACTATTCGTATTAGAGTAATCGGTTTCTAGACTAAGATCTAGTCAATTTTTTTCTCTTTTTACTAATAATGTTTATATATGACCAATATTATCAGTAAACATGACTTACAGTAATCATAATGTAAAAGATGTAACTGCCGATGGTGCAGTAAAAGCAGGTCATGGTGTCATAGTTTCAGTACATGTTGTAAAAGCAGGTGCAAGTGGAGACAAAGTAGTGTTTCATAATGGAGATGCTAACTCAGATCCAGCAGAATTTACAGTATATGGTGAAGGAATTCAAAACATACAGGACATTATGAGAAGATTTGAAGACGGTATTTACGCAGAAGTTACTGGCACTGGTGCCAAATATCTAGTAGTATTCAAATAGAATCTTTAAATACAAAGTAAACTTTATAACTCTTATGGTAACAACCACGACTTACTGTTCAGTTAATGATATTATTGACTTTTTAAGAGTGCCTATCACTTCCACAACCACTCCAAACAAAGAGATGGTTCGTAAGATTATTGCAAGGAAAGAGGAAGAATTTGACAGAAGGGTAGGTCATACATGGAAAACTAAGAAAATTACAAGAGAAGTTCACGACTTGCCTTTGCTTTACACATTTGGATGGGGTACTCCAATATTTTTACAGCATAGAAATATATACGAATTAGACACATCTCAAGGAGATAAAATAGAAATTTGGAAGGGAGAATCAGATTCATGGGAAAATATCGTAGGTCAAGACCAATGGTATCATGCAGAATATGAGAGAGGAACATTACACTTAAGAGGTTATTTATTCACTATTTTAAGAAAAAACAGAGTTAGAGTCACTTACAGATATGGTGGAGAAAACTTTGCAGGTGATACTGAAATACCATTAGATGTTGCAGATGCTGTAATCAAAATGGCTTCAATAGAGATAATGAATACCTCATTCAGAATGGATGAACTTCCAAGTGGTGGAAGTGTTTCTCCTAGTGAGTCAAAGAAATACTGGCAAGAAGATATTGAAACTTGCATAAACAATCGTAGAGAAGTATTTGTTATTCCATAATGTTTTCACTTTCTGATATTAAAGGTAAGATTAAAGAAGGCTGGTCAGTATTTGTGGCTACTGCTAATATATCAACTGCAAAAGTAATTCAAAAGAAAGGTGGTAGTGCATATGTAAGCAATAAGGGTCAAGATGTAAAAATACCTGTTCCAGAGAATAGAAAGGATGTAAAAGTATCTTCGGATATAACTACTGAAGAACTTGGTACTTTTGTGTCTCGATCCTTACAAGACGTACAAAGAGCACCATTAACAGAATTACCTGATATAGTTTTAAAATCTGAACTAAAACTACCTAAAATTACTAACCCTGAGGATGATATACAGGAACCTAGAGACATAGCATATTACCCTGCTGGAAAGAATCCTTATGGTGGATCAGAAGGTAAGAAACCAAACATAGAAGCCATACGACAATGGGTTGAAAATACAAAGGTAGGAAATGCTTCAAATATTACATTAACTGAGGAATTTGGAGAAGAATTTGGGTTTATAGGATGGGGTTTTTCTGATAAAGAACTTGACAAAGCAATAGATGAGGTTACATTCAAAGTAGCTAGAAAGATATGGTATGTGGGTAGAAAACCATCAACCATGACTGATATGCAATGGGATGAAGCCACTAGAGAAATGCGACCAGCAGAAGGATCTTTCTCAAAAAATGAAAAATGGACTAATGGATTCCCCTATGGTGAAACTTATAAGTATCAAAGTGGTAAGTTGGGATAATGGCTATTACCACATATGATGCAGTAGACGACATAATATCACTAATAAAGACCAAATGGTCTAATTTAAGACCACCTACAATCTCAAAAGTATGGGATAAAAGAACTGTAGGATTCATAGATGACAGAAGTGATCAGGTCATATTATCACCAAAAGGCGAAGATATAAACTATTTTGGTCTAGGTGGAAGTGCATTTTGGCACGACCAAATGATAGAAATGGAGATAAGAACATATCAGGATATTGATAGACATAACTCAGTTGTAAAGGAAATAGTCAAAATCATCAAGGATAATATAACAGGCACTACTTATACTGATTTACGAGTAATTGGTTCATTCAGTAAAAACTACCAATATCGTAACATGTTTAGCTATGTAGTGACAATTTCATATAGAAAATCAGATCCTTCTTAAAAATCTTTATATACTAATAGAGAGGTTATAGATATATGGTAGTATATACTGGTGCTAGTAGTTCTGTAAGATATGGTTATGAAACAGCAGGTTCATATGGAACAACAGCAAGTTCATTAACCAATACATTTGGTCTTAATACCAAAGTTACTAGTCTATCATTAACTAACAATAGAATAAATTTAGCTAAATTAGGTCAAGTAGAACCAACAAAATTCGCTTACGGTCAACAACAAGGAAGCCTAAGTGTTGGATTTGTATTTGACGATTCACATTCACATAAAATATTTCAATCAATTTACGGATCACCAAGTGGAACAAATCCGTTCTTATACCCAGCAACTTTAGCACAAGGAGCTACTTCACCAACAACACAATCAATTACCACACAAATTGAATTACAAACTGGTGCAAACGCAAAATTAACCAGAGTATTAAATGGATGTGTAGTAAATACATTAAGCATTTCTACAAGCATAGGCGAACCAATGAACGGTAGTATTGATATGACATTTGGTAAAGAAACAAGTACTGCTGTAGGAACATCTGGTACTATTACAGAACAGAGTGCAGGATCACTTGATCAAGGTGGTGAACCTTATACATTTGCTCACGGTTCATTCAAAGTATCAAACGGATCATCATTAGTAGCAGTAGCAGAAGTTCAGGAAGCAGATGTATCATTTGCACAAAACACAGAATTACTTTACGGATTAAACTCAAATGCAGCAGTAGACGTTTACAGAAAAGTACTTGATGTTACTGGAAGATTTAAAACAGCATTCAAAGACCAAAGCCTAATCCAATATGTAATTGACCAAGTAAGAACACAAAAAGAATTAGTTGATGCAAGTGGTGTAGGTATTGAATTACACTTTGAAAACGTAGCAGCAAACAAATCAATTAAGATTGAATTAGACGATGTATCATTCGCAGATCACGGTGTAAGTGGTCTTGAACCAGTAGAGCCTGTATTTGAAGAAATTAACTGGCAAGCTAAAGCAGCAAGAGTATCAGTAGACACAACTGCCTAAACCTTTATTAATTACCTAATTTGTAAAAATTACATGGTGTTAATACCCATATCAATCACATATAACGGTCAAGAACAAACTGTTGAGTTTGAGGATTCTTTGACCTTTGGTGAGACTGAAGCATTAATTAGTGGATCAGTTGACCTTAGTGATGTAACCAAACCTAAAATTGATCTATCAAATTACAGAATGAATCTACTAGTATTAACAATTAAAAAGGCTCCATTCAAAGTCGGAGACATAACTGTAATCAAAATGCTAGACTCAAAAGTAGTAAAACATATGTTAAAGGAGATAACTAAGGTACACCCTTTAGCGACATATATAGAGGATTGGATGGAGACATTCCAAAGCTTCGAGGAGGAGACAGATTCACCTACGGAATCTACTACGCCTGTGCCAGCCAATTTGGCTGGTCAAAGGAAGAAGTCGACAAACAGCCGATAGAATATCTTAAAAAATTATTTTCTATGCATAAAGAACAGATGGAAGAAGCTCAAAGACAGAACTCCATTCCTAGTAACAGATCCACTAATAGAATGGCAAAAAACTTAATATAAGATAGGAGGAATTGTTTATATATGGCTATAAATGAGCAGAGTAGTGACGAGGAACTTCTAAGAAAAGAAATTAACCGTATTACAGCAATTCTTAGAGATCTTAGAAAATCTGGAAAAACTCTAGATGAAGGACTGTTAAAAAACATAGCTTCAATGACAAAAACTGCTGATGCATGGGGTAAACAACTAACTGTGGCAACTGCATCTATAGAAAAAGAAAAATCTATGGCTGCAAGATGGGCAGATAGATCAACATCAGAAATGAAAGCATTAAAATTAAGAAAATTAATGAATACTGAAGCACAAGCCAGTAGAAAATTATTACAACAGCAAAAATCTGATGATGTAGAAAGACACATTAAGATGAGAAGTGCTATGGGTAAGGCTAGTGATTCTTTTAACTTTTTTACAAAATCATTGACAAAAGGATTAGGATTTGGGGAAGCTATTGGAATAGCAACAGAAAAACTTAGACAAATGAGTCAGGCTGCTATGGA